TGTTTTCTTGCTTCTGCGGGAGTAAGAGCTGCTGAAAAGCCGGTGCCACCGTTATCGCCAGTGCCGCCCTTGCCGGCCAATCTTCTGTTTTCGAGAGTTACTCTCTTGCCAGCAAGCGCGACCTGCTCCTCAAGATTGCCCAGTGTTCTTTCAGAAATCTGGAAGTCATCGCGCTTCGCGTCATTAAGTGTTTTCTGTAATGAAATGAGCTGCTCGGTTACACCTACACCTTTATTTTGCAGGTTAATCAAAGATTGCTCGGCAATTGCGCCAGAGGCAAGCGTGCTCCTGAGGCGACGAGGGGAGTCGATGGAGAGGGCCTCACCGCCTCCAGCCGCCCTAGCGCGGCTTGCTCTTTCTGCGACTGTCCTAGCTCGCTCTTGCGCAGCAAGATACCTTGGGCTTCCAACCATCGTTGAAGTTCCAAGAATTGGCGAAGACGGATAGCCTCGTTGGGCATCACGCAACGCCTTGTCAGCTTCTCTCTCCGCAGCGCGAGCAGCCCTTTCTTGAATACTTGCTGCCCTTTCCTCTGCTATCCGCTGTGCTCTCGCACGCCTTTCCGCCGCAAGGCGCCTTGCCTCTTGATTTGCAAGAAAGCGGGGGCTCCCGACCATGGTGGCGGTGCCCAAAAGCGGCGATGAAGGATAACCCTTTTGAGATTCTTTCAGAATTTTTGCAGCTTCTCTATTCGCTGTTTTTTCTGCGAGAGCAGCGGCTTTTTCTTGCGCCTTAAAAGCTCTTTCTGCGGCACTTCTCGCTTTCTCTTGGGCTGCAAGAAAACGGGGACTGCCCGGCATTGTCGGGGTTCCGAGTATCGGCGATGAAGGAAAACCACGCTGCGCGTCACGTAAAGTTTTGCTTGCCGCTCTTTCTGCGGCAGCCGCAGCTTTTTGAAGCCTTTTCTCCGCCACGTCTCTAGCTTGAACCCAGCGGGGGCTCCCTTGAATTGAAGCAGTGCCGAGTATCGGGGAGGAGGGATAGCCTTTTTGAGCCTCCCTGAGCGCTTTGTCAGCTGCTCTTTCTGCAGCGCGAGCTACTTGTTGCTGAACTTTCGCGGCTCTTTCTTCGGCAGCTTGCTGCGCTTTTGCACGCCTTTCCGCCGCAAGGCGATTTCTTTCTTGATTTGCCAGAAAACGGGGGCTGCCCGCCATTGTGGCAGTACCAAAAATTGGCGAAGCTGGATAGCCTTTTTGGGATTCCTTGAGAATTCTTGCGGCTTCTCTATTTGCTGTTTTTTCTGCAATTACAGCGGCTCTTTGCTGCGCCTTGAGCGCTTTGTCTGCCGCAGCCTTAGACCGCTCCTGCGCAGCAAGAAAACGAGGGCTCCCAACCATCGTCGAGGTGCCAGCGATCGGCGAGGCTGGATAACCTTTTTGAGCAGCAGACAAAGCAGCTTCTTCGGCTCTGCGCTGCGCCTCAAGAGCCTTTGGGCTTCCAGGGAAATTAACACCCCCCAAAACAGGAGAGCGTTGAGCAAATTTAGCTATTCTTCTAGCAGCTTCGCGAGACTCTCGCTCTATGCGATTTGTGGCAGCAGTTGCTCTTCTTAATGCCTCGGAATATGCCTGCTGGTCGCCACTACGCGAAGCCGAAATAACTTGAGCAGCTTGTGACCTAAGGCCTCTAATCCTTTCTTCTGGCTGTACGCCTAAATTCCTAATATCGGTAATCCTTTCCTGCAGCCTCCTCCCGGCCTCAAAGCCTTTGCTGGAAAGCGCTTGAAGTCTGTTGTATTCGTTTTGTCGCTCAACTATTACGCCAAGCTCTACCGACAAACTCCGAATAAGCCTTAAATTTCTTGACGCAGCCCCGCCAGCAGCGTTATACGCATTTTGAATACTACGAGCCTGATCCTGAAGCTCTTGTGACAGATTTCTCCCGCCACCCCCTCTTCTGAGTTTTTGGAGCCTGTATTGATATCGTTCATTTGCAGTGTTTAGCCTTGATTCAAAGCTAATCCTCCTTTCGGTTTGCCGAAGAAGCCTTTCATTGTTGTCAATCTGCTCTCTGGAGGCAGCCGCTTCTGCGGTTGTGCGAGAAAGAGAGATTCTTGCCAGCCTTTGCTCAACAAGCGCTCTTCTTCTATCGGCATAAGCTCTAAACCTTGCCTGTCTGTCGGGATCGCGAGCAAAACGACCTCCTTCGCCCCTGGGCTGCCGATTCCCAGCAGCTCGAAGGCGGATTTCAGAGCGCTGAAAAGCGTCACTTGCAGACCGCCATCTGTTCTCTATCTCCGTAATACTGCTTTCAATCTGATTCAGCTGATTAGCTAAGTTGTTTCTATTTCTTTGGCCAGATACAAGTATAGTGATCGGAGCGTCGTAGTTAGCCACCCTGATCGACCGACAGTTCCCGCCATTCTAGCCGCCTACGGGAAAGCCGCCCGGAGGGGCGGCTAGCGACGACCTTGACGCTTGATCTTCTCCATGTGCTGCTGATGCCGCCTGTCTTTTATGACGAAATAGGCGTGCCAAAGCTGTAGCTCTTCCTCGGCAATTTTGCTCTTTAATTCAAACAAAGTGCAATGAAGAGCTTCTGCAAGCTGAAGCTGAAAATAAAGTCTTGCGTCAGAGTCAAGCTCTTGCTCAAGGGCTTTTAGTGTCTTCTGACTCCCCCTTGTCTCGTGGCTTCAGCACACACAAAAGAAGCTTCTGTAGATCTTCGTCTTCAACTTCTTTTTTAAGAACAGGGATGTCGCCAGGCCTGAAAAGCTTTTCGCCCGAATCGTCCAGCGCTTTCGCAACCAAGAGCTGCAGGGTAAAGTCAGTTGCTGTATCAGACTTGGCATCCTTTTGAGCCCTTTCCCTTTCAGCGGCGGTAAGAGGCGTCACGTAAAAAGTGAACTCACTACCATCCTCAAGAGTGACAGATTGCAGAATGGGCTCAAAATTCGCTGCCTTGCGCAGGCGATCAATAGCCCTCATCGGAGAAGCTGGTGCGGGAGCGGTAGCCATAGAAAAACCTGTGGACAGATTCAACTCTACACACAATAGCCGCCAAGCGCAATCTAGCCAAACAAAAAGCCCCGCCTAAGCGGGGCAATTTATAGCGCCTTGCGTCAAGCCGTTGCAAAATCAAAGCTTACAGCTTCCGAGGGACGGAAATTGATAGCCACAGACTGGGCGTCATCAGGGTTGACATTGAGCGACGCCGAAGTTAGCGTTACAGGCATTTCAATGGAGCGAGATTTCGCATCATTGACAGAGCCGCTGGACTCAATGCGCTCCAGGTAAAGCTTCATGCCAGCGCCAACCTGCTTACGCAGCAGCACGTCTTGCACAAGCCGATTGGCAAGAGCGCTGTCTTCGTCAGTCATGTAAACGTTGGCAGTGCCATTGGCGTCGCCAAAGCCAGAAATGTACTTACGAAAAGGCACATACTGGCCAAGCGTTTGGCCGATAGTAGTCACGTCAATCTCTGAACGAGAAATTTCAAGCGACCAATCGCGAACTTCAGCCACAACGGCATAGCTCGCGTAGAAAACCTCAAACTTGTTGGGAGCGGCAACAGTGCCATCATCAGTAAGATCAACCTCGGCTCCCCCAGCGGATGCAGAAAAAGTCAGCGCACCAGTGGAGTTGTCGTAAGTCAAGACGTAGTAGGTTGTCGCAGCGGAAAGAGGCGCGGGAAGGGTACCGGTGCCAACGCTGCCATCCTGAGTGTTCCGAAAAGTGAACTTGATAGGATCGCCCGCTTGAAAGTTGAAGTTGGGGCCAACGTTGATCTCACTGGTTCCAGCGCCAGTGGTCACGTCTGATTCGCCAAAGGTTGCTTGGGTGCCAGCGGGCTTGTAGTAAAAAGCACCTGAAACGCCAGACAGAACGGTTGCCATGATAATTCGGGGGTAGTGGCTAGTGGGCACTGCCCAGCTAGACCCAGACTAGCGACTCACTTGACACTGGCTTGCCAACCTGCATCAATCCTGCCGATAAAGTGTGGAAAATCTTCTGACGACTGAAAAGAGGGACCACTGATTTGCCCAATGCGCACATAGGTTGAATTTGAGGCTTTTCTTGTTGCGTTTAATGTATCAATTACTTGCTTTGCAAGTTGAACCATTTGCTGACATCTAGCAGGTCCAGCCCCCTTGGGGCTAAAACAACGCACAATCAAAGCGCCTCTTGCGTAATCCAAAGAGCCTTCAAGTGTTGATTCTGTTGTCAGCCCAAAAGTTATGTTAATGCGAACATATTCCTTCGGCGGATCAGGTGGAACTGTCGTGATATTGTCAAAATAGACCGGAACCGCAGGTACTTGAGAGTTGTAGGCGGTAAGTAGTGGTGCTTCAATAGCAGCTCGAATTGATTGATAGTTCACCTGCCAGCCACCTCGCGTCCAAACGTAAATCCAGTCGTCAAATCTTTTTGCAAACCCCCCGCTTTCAGATAAGTTGTAAACCAATCCTTTTCTGCTGTAATTTGAGAAGTTATTTCATCTCCCTCCCTATATCTAATCTGATAGCGCAAATGCGGATCGCCTGGCCTCTCGGTTCCAAATTCGACAGGTATTTTGATAGGGTCTGGCTGCTCTTTTGGCGGAGCAAAGTATGACTCCTCTTGGTCTGTAGCAATTGCTGCATGAGACGAAGTGTTGACTATGTTGAACTTTGATACACCGTCTTTGAGAAATCTTTTAATATCGCGTATCGGTGCATCATTTTTTGTATATTTATAGATTTGCCCAGTAGTGCCAGGAGTGTCTGGTGTTCGCCCGGCAGGCGCGAACCCCCAAGAAGCGGAAAATTCGCCAGTCCAGGCAGGCCCTTTCTCTGCGAGACTGTTCATAGCTTTAACGGCAAAATTCTGTATCCCACCGGCCAGCTCGTCTCGTATCTGAGCTTCAAACTCTTCCGCTTCTCTTCTTGCAATAGAACTAAGGAGCTTTGTCTGTTGCTTAGGCGTCGAACGCTTGGCCCTCCTTCTTTTTGAAGCCATATCAGCCAGCCCTCCCAACAACAATGTGCATTATAGGGTTGTCGCCTCGGTAGCTTTTCATTGGCATGACTTTAACAGTTTTAGCCACTCCGCCCTGAAGATAACGTATAGAGTCGCTGTTTTGCGGATAATAATTAGGCAAAGATTTTGCTGCAAAAATAATTTTCGTATCGGTGATTTGATACAAGCCCTGAAGTTCTTCGGGTTTCAATTCCGCAATGACGATCTTAATTGGAATTTCCGTCGTCGCCCCAGAGACCGTCCCAGTCGTTGGATTGTAAGTTGGATTGCTGCTTGCTTTAATATAAACAGCTTCAATTCCAAACTGATCAATCAGCGGCGAGGGGATTGAAGAAAAGATTCTATCGACAAGAGCCATAACACTTTAGAGCGGATTACTCGCCCAGCCTCCATAAACAGGAAACACTTGCCCGCCAGCAAAGCGAATACGGCGAGGGCGGAAAGCGCCACCGCCGTAATAAGGATCTACACGAGCAGTGCTTGTGCGACTTAGATATGGCTGATGGAAACTAGGGTCGATCATATAGCGATACAAAATATCCATGGCAAACGGCGGAATATAATCAGCGCCAGTTTGGGGGATATTCTCTTCTTTGAATTTTACCTGCAACGCGCCGTCGCCAAGATTGACTTCTTTGTATTGCTCTGTTTCGCGCAGAGAAGCTCCGCCATCATTTTCAACAACTGCGGTATATCCTCCACCGTCGCCAAGAAATGCCGCCATGTAGGCAACAGCAATTTCAAAGTCAATTGGCAGCTCTTCTGTCGAAAGCTGGCGACCATCAACTTTGATTAAACGTGGCCATGCCAGAGATTGCGTTTCGTCAATGACCCTACCCTTCCACTTCAAAGG